ATCATCCGACATATCTTCAATGTCAAATGTAGAGTGGTGTCTATATTGCAACCAACCCTTATCTTTATATTTTTTGACTTCATCTTTCTTCAAGTTCAAAATGTCATCTTGTTCTACTTGATGATAGCCACTATTTTTTCCTTCACGGAACTTCACCTGTTCAAGAATAAAATCATACCCTTTGAAAATATTTGGTGAAGTAAAGAACGCATCTATCCAACCTGTAGCATCTTCTGTATCGATGATTGCATATTTGGGTTGATGTATAAATGCACTCTTTGCGTGTTCATATAAACTATCTCTACGAAAATGTCGCATACCACCCTTTACCATCTTCTCAAGATGTCGGTCATCTGCAAACAAATCATAAATGGAATAGCCATTATCTTTCTCTGTGTAGTTGATGCGTGTCTGCATCATATTACTGAACCATTGGTCTGCTTCACCACCTATTCGTGATTTATTGATAATGACATCTTTCGGAATATCCGACAATTCATCATCAAATTCAAACTCATGAACAGGAAATTCGGCAATCTTATTGAACTGGTCTATAAGTGCATCTTCATTCTTTCCGATGCGTGGTGGACAACCATAAGTGTCCCACGAATGTTTGACTTCTTCTCGGAGTTTTATAACCCAATTACGAAACTCATCTGGCTTCATTTCAACCAAATCTTCATAATTGCAATTGACATCCGAGTTTATCAAATAGTCATTTCGTTCATAAAAATGTTTTGTTTCTGTCATCATTTTATCTTGCTAAAATTATTCTTCTTCTCGAACACAATATGGTGGTCGAACTTATCAGTCATTGTATCAGATTTATGAGAGATTACAAATACATTTGCTCGATTTCCAAAGGTTTTTATTAGTTTCAAAAACTCCTCTGTGCCAACTGCATCCAAAGACGAATCAAATACCTCATCTAGTATCAGCAAATTGCAATTTACACTATTCTTCAATCTGGCAATCTCTCTCCACGCTAAAAGCAAAGACAAGTCAATCCTAAGCCGTTCCCCTTCACTGAAACTATGATATGTGAATTCGTCTCTGTGACGACTTTTGATTGTTTCATCAAAGTTTTCATCCAAATCAAACTGACAAAAGAAATCCATATCAGTCAAGTATTTATTTATCAACTTGTTCATAACTGGTAGATAATGTTTAATAATCTTTGCTTTGATGCCACTATCTTTCAACATCATAGATGCTATTTCAAAGTAGTGCTTGTCTTCTATCTTTTCTTTTCGGTCTTCTACTAAACCTTTACCTTCACCAATAAATTGATTTAGTGCATCTTTGGCGTCTTGAACTTCTGTTCCTTCCACCATTGCATCCTCGATGTTTGATTGCAACTTGCTAATATATTGGCTAGATGCACTAATTTGATTTTGTTTTTCGCTTATTTCTTTTTCGTCTTTACGAACATTTTCGAGAATGACATTTATCGCATTCAAATCAATTTCAATATCTGCAATATCCTTCAATATCTCTGTAAGATTTTCTTGAAGTCTCGACTTCTCCTCACCCTTCTCTCTGAACACTTCTTCTCTATGAGTATCGTTGATGTCTTGTTTACAGGAAGGACAATTATCGTTCTCTTTATAAAAATCGATATTTTTGTCTATTGCTTTTATTTTGTTATTGATTTGCCGTTCGAGATTTTCATTCTCCAACAAATTATCTGATATATTGTCTTTGTCTTTCAGTTCGTCTAATGTTTCGTCTATCTCTTTTTGAGATGTACTTATTTCTTTTTGAAGTTCTTCAATTTGTGCTTTTGTTTCTTTTATGTCTATCTTATATTCTTCGACATTATCGGCAGATTTCTTTTCAAGGGTTTCAATAAGTTTCTGTTTTGCATCTACCTTTTCTTTAGTGAGTTCTATTTTGTGGTCGAGGTCTTTGACATATTCTTTTGCCATTTGTAATCTTCCACGAACCAAAGTATTCATGATGCTAAACACATCAATGTCTAATAAGTTCTCTACGACAAGTCGTCTGTCCTTTGCAGAGAGTTTCATAAATGGAACATAATTTGAACTACCAAGTATCACTACTTGACAAAAACTCTTATATGTCATTTTGAGTATTTGGTCTTCTAATAATTTTTGATAATCTTTTGATTTTGCATCTTGGTCAAGTAAGTCACCATTCCTATAAATTTCAAATATCTTGGGTTTCATTCCCCTAACAATCTTATAATTATCTCTACCTATAATGAAATCAAGTTCCACTACACAATCTTTATCATTTACAGAGTTTACCAATAGGGGTAAAACAATACCTCTAAAAGATTTTCCAAACAATGCATAGGTAATACCGTCCAACATTGTGGACTTACCTGCACCATTATCTCCACTAACAAGAGTGGTATTATTTTTTGTAAGGTCTAGTGTTATTTTATAATTTCCTGTCGAAAGGAAATTCTTATAACTCAATTTCGTAAATACTATAATGACAAACTCTCCATATACAAATCTTTGATAAGCCGTTTCATTCTATCCTTATCTTTCACTTCTTCAAGTGCATCAACTTCATTATTTATAAGGGTCACTGTGTCCTGTGCTAAATCGACAATCTCCTCTTGTGTCCATGCAGAATTGTCTAACTCCTCAACAATTGTTATTTTTGCAACACCACAATCATATAACTTATCCATAAATCTTTCAAATTCATATGGATGGTCTTTGTGTTCAACATAGAGTTTTATATACGAACCACGAAGATATTCGCAATCCAACTTTTCACTATCGATTGCACCATCCTCATCGTTGTATGTTACCGCATGGAACATCTTATGAGGATTCGGAATAAACTCAATCTCTCTAGTATCTGTGTCATAAATATGAAAGCCTTTTTGTTCATGCATATCAGAGAATGTAATTTGGTATTGTGTTCCAAGATAATAAATGTTTCCATTCTCTTGACGGCAATGAAAGTGTCCTGTGAACACTTGTTCATATCGTTCAAATAGTTTTGGTTTCATTCCACCATCGTATTTTACACCACGAATAACATCATATCCTTCTAGTTCCAAATGACCTACAAGAACAGGTGCTGCTGCCGTTTTGATGAAGTCGATTGATTCATCATAATTCTCACTATTCACCCACGGAAGTAATGCAATGTCCGATCCATCTATGTTTATCACTTCTGGATTTTCATAAATGGTCATTGCTTTGCAACTTCCAAACAACTCTTGCATAGAATTCACTTTATTAGTATTTCTATAATACACATCATGATTACCTAGAATACAATGCATGTGCATATCATTCTTTTCTAACTCATCCATAAATCTTGTTCGGATTTGATGTAGAATATTGAAATTGACGAACTTTCGTCTGTCCATCAAATCTCCTGCATGTATTATTGTTTTGATGTTATGTTCTTTTAGATAAGGAAATAATTCGTCATCAAAGAACTTCATAAAATAATCAAAGAAAAGTTGAGAGTCGCCTCTTGTACCCCAGTGAGTATCATTTATCAGGCATATCTTCACTTTGTTCATCCTCTAAAATTGTAATTGATTTCTTTGTTGTTTTCTTCTTTGATTTTCTTTTCTTTCTTTTCTTTGGAGTAAATTTCTCTACATCATTATCACTCAAATTGAAATGTTCTACCATTGCTTGTTTAGTTCCCTTTTCAAAATAGTTTTCTTTAAACCATCCTTGCAAGGTTCCATCATCAAGTTGTTCCATTAGTCTAAGTTTTACAAAAGATTGTTTCTTCTCCTTCTCAATCCGTCTAAGAAACGCATAATAAATTATTTGTGTAAAATAAGAAAACGGATTCTTTGATTTTTCTGGATCAAAATTATGTGCATACATCAAACAATTTTCAATTGCATCGCCAATCATTTCTTCCCTATAATCATAACCAATGAAATTTGGTCTATGTGATAAGTGTTCTGCAATATCTAGAAAACACTTGCCAATATATTCTGTAATTGGTGGTCTTTTTTCGTCTGAATTTTCTGATTCAATTACATCTTTCTTCCATTCTACCATCGCTGCAAAAAATTCTTTGTTATCAATATAATGGTGTTTTACTCGTTTCTTCTTTGACATATCAATAATTATACTCACTTTTTCATAAAAATCAAAACAAATATTGATTTTTTTCTTGACAATATCCAAATTCCGCGTTACACTCTCTGTGTCCCAGGAAAAAAGGGTTATTAAAGGTTAATTAAGGACCAAAATCACCCAAATAATCGTCTGGGAATGGACTCCAATCTCTCCAATTGTTTCCATGATCTTTAGGATCATCGGATTCATTACCATACCAATCATTAGATGGTTTATTATTATTTAGAACATCAATTATATTTTTTATTTGATCTTCTTCTACTAAACCAGAATCAATCAAAGACAATAAAGCATCTGGTGGTAAGAACAGAGTCATTGTAATGAAATTTTCAAATTCTTCGTTTGATTCATCTTTCAACTCTTCCAATTCATCTGGATTCATATTTTCAATATCGTTCATAATTCTATCAATCATATCTGGATGATCTTTAAATTTACCAAACATATTCATCATATTTTCTATTTCTTCAGTACCATCAAATTTATCCTTCTTCTTTTCATATATGGGACCTCTTGGATCTTTGATGATTCTATTCTTTTTTTGTCTGTTTTGTACATCATCCTTTTTCTTTTCTAAACTATACAATTCAAGAACATCCATATCTGGTTTTAGAAATGATACAACAAAATCAATGGGGATGGTTGTTTGTTCGTGTGATGCATACAGTAACCAATTTTTCAAAACGGTTATTTCTTTGGCACGACCATATGGGTCTGTAATTGTTGAAGATTTGAATACCATTGGTCGTTCAATAATCAATTTATCATGTTTCCGACCAGCAATTCTAGTAATAAGTTCTTCGCCACTTTGAAGTTTTAATATTCTATATGAATTATTTTTCATTTGTTTTGCCTCATAGATGAATTCTTACAGTTTTCCAAAGAAAGTTCTCATTAGTATATATGCGAGTTCTTTCCTCAAGATGTTTCATTGTATGGTTCTTATATTTCTTGAAACATAAATCATCACTGATATCGTACAATTTTACTTTATCTTTTGTGTCAGATTTTCTTAGTCCTCTACCAATGGATTGGAGAACCCTGACCACAGATTTTGACGGCGAAGCAAATATAATGTTATGTATATTCTTGATGTTAATTCCTGTACTACATGTACCATACGATGCAATTAGGATTGCGTTCTTCTCTTTGTCTATAATCTGTCTAATTTCTTCTCTTTGTTCTGTATCCGTACCACCATGAATAAAGAATACTTTACGATCCTTGCCACATTCATTGCTAATCAATTCATAGAGTGGTTTACCGTGTGTATCAACTAGATTAAACAAGAGCAAAATATTGTCATTGATAGTACAGCAAAGTTTTGATATGAATCTGTTTCTTTTTTCATTCTCTACTAGCCATTTGATTTCTTCTTGATAAGTTACTCTCTTTACTTCCTGTATTTCTTTTGGAGTATATTGTAAAGTAATACATTCTATTTCTAACTCAGATAAAAGTTCTTTATCCATTAGGTCTTTTGTACTTGTAACATTGAATACTCTGCCAAATAATCCCTCAATAACAAGTTTGTGGGTATGACTACCATCCAGTGTACCTGTCGTACCTATTCGATATGGACAATGAGTGAGTTTAGACATAATCGCTGTCAATGACTTGGATTTGAACAAATGACACTCATCACCGAACACTGCACCAAACTCCTCAAAGTATTTTGGTAGTAATTTGTATATACTTTGCCATGTAGATATCACGATTTGTTTCTTCGTTATTTTATCTTTCCCTGCATATATGATATGACATTTCTTATTTACATCCCATCCAGAATTTGACGAATAATCTTTGAAATCATTATACATTTGCGATACGAGTCCAGTTGTTGGTACAATAATCAAGATTTTCTTTTCTTTGGGTAGAACTTTCTCATAATGGCGAATCAATGAATATATGATAAGGGATTTACCACTCCCTGTTGGGGACAATAAAAGACACCTATCATGTTCAATTGCATATTGAATTGCATTGATTTGATGGTCATATGGTGTAATTGACTTCCCACCGATTGCGGGTTTTATTGTGTCTGTAAGGTAGGATCTCACTTGCTTTTTTGTTATATTTTTTGATACCGATGATGTCTTGTCTTCATAGGAGTACCTCCTTTCCTCTGCAAACGATTTTACATAGTCTTTTAGACCTGCATATATTAGATGGGTATGAACATTAAATAAACGGATTTGACCGTCCCATATCTTATTCCTGTACGCAGGAGTATATTGATAGTTTGGAACGGTAAATGTAAAGAATTGACTAAGTTCCCTTGCAATACTTCTTTCACAGTGGACTTTGATGTTCACAGAGTCGTCTTGATGTATTTCTATGTCACTCATGTGCCGTTTGTAAATTTCAACCAATCTATTGCGGAACGAATGTTCCATTGTCTGTTATTAATAATTTTGATGACATTTTCTAGGTAATTTACCTTCTCTTGTTGGAGTAGTATTCTGTTTGCAAGTGTTATGATTTCCTCATCTGCGTCTATAAATTTGTCTATGTCTGATTTTAGAATGTTTAAATCGAATGTATCCCATCCAAAATCATCTAGTTCTTCACGACTAAGTTTACCAGTATAATATAGCCATTTATTCTTTCTTAAAACATTAAAATCGGATTTTAGTTTCCCCAATATCAATTTTTCATCAGTAAAGATGATTAGATATTTATTATGAATTTGAGGTGTTTTCATAGATTCGATGTCTAGGGAAGTTTCGTCCATCACCAAATCTTGGCTTACTTGTTGTCTGATATCATTTATATTCATAATGTAATTATACACGAAATGTGTAAAAAATCAAGGCTATTGTGCGTTTGTTAGGCGATCAATTGTATAGTATGTATATGCAAACGTCGCCGTTGCGGTGACGGGTTCATTATCCATACTTGTTGATGTAAATGGGATTCCCGTCAACGAAATTGGGAATATATCAATCAAATTTACAATTACCTTTGGTTTGTAACTGCTATTTGTGATTGCCAATTGGGCATTTGAAAAATAATCATCCAATTGACCGGATGTTTTACCTAACATTTTCCTGTTCATAGTGTTTTTTACATCGGTCATTATGGCAATTTCTTCCATCCACTCAAAGACTTCTAACCAATTCTTCATATCTTCATCTACCATGAAAGTGACGTTCAATTCTTCCCAA